AAATTATAGTAAAAACCTTTTGGATTATTTTAAGTCTAAATATAGATTGCCCAATTTAACTAAGCATTGAGTTTTATTTAAAGGGCAATCAAAAGGTTTTGATCGTTTCGACTATTGCGGAACAAATCCATTTATAAATAATATAAATAAAAAAAACTGATAAACGGGTGGCGACTTGTTTAAACACAAATAAAATTTTCAATTATCAATTAATAATTAAATAAAGGATTGCTAATCCTTTTCATTTTGTCGATCAATAAACCAATAATTAAGCCACAATTTAAACGAGCAATTTTAAATACAATCTGGGGTTGCACGGGGGGTTTTTGGGATAGTGAAGAAACCGAGATACCCTTTCATATTTTTTTAACAAAACAAAAGCCTACCTTAATTTTCGACATGCTGGTAATTAGGATGCCCTCTTGGAGTGTGGACTTAAGGTTTACTTTAGATCTACTTATAAGTGTTACTTATAAGTGTTACTTATAAGTTTAATCTATTACTGTTATCTATATATAACTTAATACTTATAAGTTTAACTTATAAGTTAAACATACAGGTGTAGACTACTGCAGTCGATACCCTTACATGTCGACACTTAGGTGTCCATCCATAAATCGCCTTTAGGTTTTCTACCTATGGCATGTTCCATAAACTTCTCAAGTTCCATATTAAGCTGCTTTTCTTTATGACTTTCAACTGCTCTAGTATTATCTACTGCTAATTGTTCAATCCAATAAGCTACAGCTATAGACAATGCGTCTATTCTGTCGTCATTTCTAAGACTACCCCTATCTTTTGTTATTCTAGTTAATTGATAAAATAATTGATAATGAGGGTCTTGAGTGTCGAAATCTTGTCGAATAACTTGTGGGCTTACAATTAATCGATGCTGGTTCATTAAAGGCTCTAACGTATCTATGATACGTAATTCCTTTTGTTTACTATGGTTTACTTCTTCAATGTGAACAGGATGATATTTATTTACAACTGGTTTTAACAATTGAGTAAACATTCCATCTCCAAAGTTACTTTCAACTACAATTGCATTTACTTTAGCATCTCTAGCTAAGGTAGCAATTTTGGTCAGGTTACTTTCGGAGTACCCACCTTGTAGTCCGACACAAAGTTGAACATACAAGTTACCGTGAAGTTGTTTTACAATGCAGACTCCGAGTTCATCACTTCCTCGACCACTAGGGTCAATAGCCATTACTGAACCTTGATACGCTGTAAATTCACTTGAAACAAACATAGGTTTATGAAACCTATCTCCCGTGAAACCAACACTTGGTAAATCTTCACAGATATATTCTGGGGATCCTGCCCAGGCTAATTGAACGGGTGCAATATTGTTGTCGATATCCATAATAACTAAATCAGATAATTTTAATGGAAATCTTTCTTTGTCAGACAAAGTAGTGTCCAACATAAATTGTAAAGCAAACCCTGAACGTCCATAAGACGCTTCTCGTTCTTTTAAATCTAAATCAGTAAATCTTAAAGGATCTATAGGTTGTCCATCTTCTAAATTTTGATTAACAATAAATGGTGCTAATTTATTTCCATACTTAGCAACTCTGTCTCTTAATGGCTGCCGAGCTGTCCATATTCTAGTTTCATATCCTCTACTTGGAAGATCATTATACAAAGACATATCTGATTGTGGAGTTCCTAAAAATATAATTTTACCATTAGGAGATAACACCGCTTCAAATTCTTTTACGTTATCAGATAACTTATCTCTCATTCCTTGTGTTAAAGAATTATTTAAACTTTCACAGTCATCTGAAATAATAAAATTAGCACGTGAACCTGTAAGTTGGCCCGTAATTCCTACTGACTTAACACTCGGTGAGTGAGACGCAGTAGCTGGCGCAACATCAAAACTTACATTTGATCCACGCTGGTCATTACGGGGAGCGAGATGTTGTAATATGTCCATCTCTAAAATTAGACGTTTTGTAAATGTCGAGAAATCATCGGCTCTGTTTTTAGATGCCGACACAACGAGGAATTTTAGGTTTGGATCTTTTAAAAGGTTCCAACATACAAATGCAGAACAAATCCAAGATTTACCTACACCTCTAAAAGCCTGTATTACAGAACGTCTAGGGGAGTTTTGTAGATAATTTGCTATATCATACTGTACGGGTGTTGGATTAGGTAATTTTAGGTGTTTCCAAGCTAAATACAGGAAATTCCTAAAATCGTCCTTAACTTCTTTCAAAATGCCCTCTCAGGTTGATTTAAACGCACATATATGCGTGATTTTAGTTAAATTGATCTTCCCCTATTATCTCCTTTAAATCGCTTAATTTAAAGGGTAATTCTTCGGCTAATTTCGATACTGTTCTATTTTCAGTACCAATACAGTCTATGTTGTTGTCTTTTAAGAACTGCCTAGCTACGTTTAGATCAGATGCCTTAACTTCTGGGTCTCTAAGTTTATCCAACAATTTCTGTGCCAACAGTTCGTGTAGATTTTCTAATTTATTTTTTGTTTCTGACATTTACATTCCTTTAATAATAAACAACCATAAGCCGTTTTATAAATACACATTATTTTTTTAGTTTCTTTTTAAACTTATTACTTTTAGTAATTACTTTTTTGAACCTAACAATTCTTTTTAAAACCATAATTATTTTTTAGTAAATGCGTCAATAGAAGGTTTTAATCCGTAGATTGCACCAAATATTCCAACTATTAACCATTGATACCAAGAAGGAAATTTACCAAAGTAATCAAAGAACAAATCTAATTTAGCTTTAATATTAATATCATCACTAATAACTGCATAAGATAAAACAAGAATAGGAATACAAACAACGATTAAAACAAATTCATCTTTCCATGATTTGTCTTGTTGATCATATACATCTCTTTGATACTCAATCTCACCACGTGCCATACGTTCATAGTGTCGTTTCTCTGCTTCAGATTCTAAAAGTTCTGATTGTTTATGATTTTTATAAATCTCAGCACCAGTTTTAAAAACTGTCGGTATTATATTCCACCACATATTAATTTTTATATTGAACTCTTAATTTTCCTCTGTTTAATTTTGCTGAAACAACTCTTAAATTGTCTGGGCTATTATCTTGAGGGTTACTATTTTTATGATCTACGTCTTTGCCGTCACCTTTATGAACTCTTCCTTCTGCCATCAACTTTCGTCTTGCTCTGTTTCTAGCTGCTCTGTCTAATTTTTGAGAAGCAGAAGCTTGATATTTTTTATATTCTTCTTTGTAATTTCTAGTTTCCATGGTTTCCTAATAAATATTGCCAAATTGTAAATATTGTTCCTAACAGAGCGGCGATCCCCGCAAGGACTTTCAAGCCACCTTTTGACATGGCTATTTCTTCTTTTAAGGTTTGTACTTCTGCGTTATTACGATTAACGTCTTTATGAAGTTCATGAATTTTATTATTTAAATCTTTTAAATATTGGATTAATAAAGCGTCTCTTTTAAGTTGTTGTAATTCAACTGTTTTTTTAATATTTTTAATTTTTTTCATTTATATAGAAAGTCGGCTGCATCTAAACAAGTAGCAACCGACCTCCCAAATTTTTTAACTAATCTTCGTCAGATTCTTCAAAATCAGTATCTTCAAATTCATCAGAGTCATCCCATGAATTTTCGCTATCATCATCATTTTCAAACTCTTCATTTTCGTTTTCTGATACTTTATCTTGAATAGCTGCAAGTTGATCTTGCACTTCTTCTAGCATTTCAGAAACAGTTTTCTCAGCTTTTTTCTTTGCCATTACTCGTGTCGCCTTTTGTTAGTTGTTAGTTTTACTTTTTGTTATTTTGAAAAAACGCTTCAACTGATTTAGACCAGTCCTTAAAAGCGTCCGCCCAAAATTTCTGAATCTGTCCAGCATAACTTTCAGTTGCTTTTTTAGCATCTTCGTATGAGGGGATTTCGAACTTAGGTGTGAACATATCATCTCCTTGTTGTTTGTTTAAAAATTTAACTTCTTCAAAAGTGTACGGTGTCATTTATTTAGGTTTAATATTATAACAA